TCTTCGCTATTGTTGATGATTGTAGAGCATATAACTTAACCGCTAATGTCTTAGACTCTGGATAGCTATCGCTGTATATCACAACTTGAAACCTTGATATTTCCGTACCGTCTGGCCCATCGTGTGTTGAACCTCTCGGCCCACTTATACGTTTAACTGTAATATAAGGTAAAATTGTACTTTCTGGTGGTGTGACAAAATAGACTTTACTGTTAGCAAGTTCTGAAAGTGTAACTATTTCATTTCTAACATCAACCTCTATCATCTCATCACCCCGTCAAATACATTATCAGCTATTCTTTTAATAGTTGATCTGTTGTCATCAATTGCACGTCTTAAATATCCTGTACCAGTCGAATCAGATGTTTTACTTCTTGTTGATTTAATTGGCGTTGCTCCCATGTCGGGTACTTTACCAAAACCAAACTCAATCTTCTTAGCATATTCTACGTTTGAACCTATTAACACTTTGTTTTCTGTTGTCTTGTCTATGTCATCGTCCCAACCCTCGCTATTAGAGTTCTTCTCGTATTGCTTCGCTCTTTCTTTGCCGACTCTATATGTTATAGAAGCCCGTAATCGTCCACTATCAACCGGGCAGTTTTTACTTGCCCTTTCTTGAACGAATATCCCTACACTTGTTAAGGCTTTGTCTTGTGCTTTCTCATATGCTTTCTTTAGCTTAGTGTAATCAATATTAGATGTCATCTTAAAACTCATATGATCAACTCACAATCAACCTGATTAAATACGTCCATATTCATTACGTTATTGCTTTTAATAACCAAGTATTCGTTGCTATCAAATTTAATCTTGTCCGATACTCTTACATCGAATTCAAATGTATAAAACCTATTGCTTGCTACTGTGAAATCTTTTTCGCTTGTATAGGTTTCACTTGAATTGAGTTGTCGCATTCTTCCTTCTATTTCTTTTAACTTAACCCATTCTTTAGCAACTTGCCCAAAGGCATCTGTTGTATCTTGTTCCCTCCAAAGTTCAGCTGTTTCAAAATAATCTTCAATTGCCATAATTACACCAGTTTAATATTTCATTAAACACTTTTCTATATTGCCCTATCTTTTTACTGTATGCACTCACCCAACTACCGCCATCTTTAAAACTTATTGAATAATCTCCTAACTTTTCAGATGAAACCCCTGATTTATCTTTTTTACTTTCTATTTCTGTTGCTAAATCAATAAAACTTTTAGGTGGTGTTGATGCAATGATATATACTGTTTCGTCTTCAACTGTTTCGATATTTAACGTTTCGGTTACTGTTATTTTGGTAGGCGTAACACTTGATACCTTGTAAGCCCCATCATTTAAGTAAGAACCCTCAATTATTACATACATTCCAGCCTTATATGTTTCTTTGAAAGAACCTACAATGCCATCAGCTTCAATGCTATCAAATTCTTCAACATAACCTCTGTCAAAATAATTGTTACATTCTTTCATCAATTCATAAATCATTTAATCACCCCACTAACTTTTTGATTCCTCATACCAATCTAATACCAATCCACAATCTTGCGTGCTCCCGCTTACGTTTTCTAACTTAACTAAAAATTCTTCACCAGGACCAACTACTGTAAAAAATGCCTGTGAAGCTCCAGATGTTCCGACCGCTTTTTTACCTGTTCCGCCGAGAATAACCCTGTTTCCTCTAAGGCTTCCTATAACATCAATAGTCGGTTCATATTCTAAAGATACACCACCAGTTTTTCCTAATAAAGTCCTTCTGTTAAATTTAGTTAATATGACACCGTCTGGACCAGTACCAGGTGTTGTATAAGTTGTATCTGAATATGTTGTAAAATAAAATTTTCCTTCTGCTTCAGCTTGTAATACTAAATGCATTGTCGTTCTTGCATCAGTTTTAACTCTTAAAAACATTGTCCCGTCATCTAATATAGCCTTTTTTAACAAGTTAGCAGTCCAAGCGTTGCCTTCGTGTATTTTTTGATGTACTAAATCTATAAATACTTTTGGATAACTCATTTAATCACCTAATCTTTCAACTAATTCTTTCTTTGTTCCGTAAATTGGTAATTCTCTTTCTTTACATTTTTCTTTTAATTCACTATTAGTTAGTTCAAATAAATCTTCTTCAATTTTAACTTCTTCCTTAACTTCTTCCTTAACTTCTTCAACAATTTTAAAACCAAGTCTTTTAAACTTATCATCAAATTTCTTTTGTGTTGAATTTCTATATATACCACCTTTTTTTATTAACATATACACCTCCTTATATAATTTAAGGGAAGGTTAAACCTCCCCATCAACTATTTTATGCCTGTGCAACTGTATGAACGTAAATACCGTCTGTTTTATTATCAAGTACAAATAAATCATAGTAAATACGGAAATCATATTTGTATGCATCTTTGTCTTGATTAACATCTGGTGAAAATACTCTAACTTTTTGATGTTTAACCGCTGAAATAACTGATGATGGATGTACAATCATGAAGTTAAGATCGAAACCACCCGCTGCTTTAGTATATCCACCAGCTTCTTCGCCACCTGTTGAACCATCTAACATAGTAATTGCTGAATAGAATCTGCCTTGTGGCACTTTAACAATTTCCATTCCGTCATATGCTTGAATAGTTCTGTTGATTCCTGATGGTGTTGTAATATCTAGATTTCTAGTAAATAAATCAGAATTTTGAATATTTTTAATCATTTGTGATGTAGCATATAAAATTCTTCCTTCTTCTGGCACTTCTGCATCGTCCATTACAACTTGTGCTGTGTCAACCGCTTCTGCTGTTGTGCTAGATGTTAAATCAGCACTTGCTTCTGTTCCTGCACCGCCTGCCATAACTGAAAATCTATAAGCATCAACTTCTGGTACTTCTGCTGTTCTAATAAATTCACCAGCTAATCTGCCGAATGCAATATCTGCTGTTTCTAAGTTATCCATGTTATCGATTGAAAAACTTCTAGCTCTATCTTGACTAAACGTGTGAGTTTCCCATGTCAACGTTGCATCGCCATCTACAAAACCTGTTGCTCTTGAATAATCACCTAAAGCGTCTAAAGACATTTTAGCAATTAAGAATGTTCCTGCAAGTTCTGTTTCTCTAATCATTCCTTGCTCTGCTTCTAAACCAGCTGTCTTAGCTGCGTTCTTGTATACCTCATCTAATAAATCAGTATAATCTACTTGCGTTGTAATAGCATTAGCCATTTAATTCATCTCCTTATTATTTCAATCCCATTGCCTTACGGACATCTGCCTTACCGTCATCTTCAACTGGTGTGCTGCTGTCATCAGGCTTATCATTTTTAATTTTTTTCTTTGCAAAATTGTGAGTGTACTTTTCCTTTAATGGATTCACAATATCATCTTCACCAAGTATTCTTTTATCATCGTTCAACTCTAAACTTTTAAGCTTATCGTCATATTCTAACTTTGTTATAATCAAATCAGTTGTTTCTGCATCTGCTCCTTCTTCTATTAATCTGTCTTTGAGTCTACTTTTAATATCCTTTAATTTAATGCGATCATTAAAACCATTTTTTATTGTTTCTAATTCTGCATCTTTCTCTTTTGTAATTGCATCAACTTGTGATTTCAATTCATCATTATTTTTAAGCAACTCATCAACCTTAGAAGATTTGTCTTCAATAGTTTTAATACTTTCTTCTAATTCTTCTATCTTTGATTCTCTTTCTTTTAACTTATCTTTAAAGTCATCACTAGGCATAAAATCCTTAGGAATGTTATGTTTCTCAAAATCAACAATACCTTTAATCTGTTCTTCTTCTAGTCCTAACTCTTTCAACTTGCTTTCTAAATTATCAAATGCTTTTATCATTTCTTTCCTCCTATAATCTATTTATATAGCGACTCTCACGCTTATAGTTTTCCATTAGCCCTAGTTTATTGACATCTCGGTCATAGGCTATTTTATATCAACACAATTAAGTGTTATAACATTATAATCTTTTCTTCTTCCATTCATCTACACTCTTGTAACCTCTTAACTTGTCATGCTGTATTTGTTCAATACTTTCTGGTAACAATGCTGCCAATGTACATCTACAATTAACTACTTCTGCTGCACCCCCTGCCGAATCGCCTGGTTTCATCATTCCGTTGCTGAAAGGTTTATCTGTATCTTGTATTTCATTATTGAGTGAAGCATGTGAATCTCTTGTGTCACTATCGTTTGTAGCTATCCATTGTTTCTTTAGATTTATACCTTTCTTTGTTGCAACGTTAAACCCTGCTTCTCTTGCATCTGCCATAACCTTTGTAGTTTCGGTTCTTGCTATCTGTGTAGCTTTATTTGCCCCAACTTCTAAATCTTTCCTTATTCTGGATGCTGCCTTTTGAATGCCGTCGCCTTGTGCTACTGATTGAGCTAAAGAACGTCTTAGTCTTGACCTGACATCTAACTTTAAATCTTTCAACCCACCTTCCATAAAAGGATTTTCTATTGCTGCTGCAACTTGTTTTCTGTCTATCGATGTGAACCCTAATTTAACACCGCTTTGTTTTTCCAGTGCATACCCTGTATTATAATAATTTATCTCATAAGCATCTTTTAAATATGTCTTTAGTTGTGTAACTTCTAAACTTTCGACTGTTTTAAGTTGATTATATAGTTCTTTTGTTAAGCTATCTAACCTTTTATACTTGCCCATTTCAGACTGACTAAACTTTCCGTCTGCCATCTTTGCCATATACTTATTTAATGATGTCTTGCTTTCATTATATGCTGCCTGATAAGTACTTTTAATCTCTTTGATAAACAACTTCTCTCTCTTTTCTGTCATCTTTGTTGCATCATCTAATATATCTTTAATTGCCATAATATCACTCGTCCAATGTTATCGATTGTTTTTC